ATTGTCTAACCCTGAATATTGATTTTCATTTACTCATATATTCTCCAAACAAAATGTTTCGTTTATACCACTTGATGTTTCATTACATAAAAGTAGATATGATGAATTTTATTTTATTGAGGGTCTTGGTTGTGATGAAATACATTTTCCGTATGAGGGACAATACCTTTATTCAATTAGCGAACAACCAGCGGGTTCTGGAAACCTTAACCCTGCTCTTGCGTATAATGTGGTAGAAAATGGTGAGGCACAAATCATAGTTCAGTCAGCAATTACCGTGAATTCACAATTTGATGTGTTTATATCATCAAACGAAGACAATAGCAACTTTATATTCGCACCAGACGAACCAAACCCAACGCCAAATATTACTTGCACGACCTCCCCAACACCTACCCCCACACCCACACCCACAACGCCATAATAATTTACGCTATGATTAAAAAGAAAAAAAATTATATTTATAAATATGGAAGATATTAAAACAGAAGGGGATTTATTAAAAGTCTTTAATTTTACAACAGCCCAAGTTCCTATCATTGAGGAAAATCTTATAATCAATACAAGAAGTCCTTGGGTTTATTATGGGATTGCTAATATGGCACCACAGGAACTTATTAGATTATACAATTCATCACCAACACATAGAGCAGCAGTCCAATCAAAATGGTTTGGAGTTCGTGGAGAGGAATTAAGTATTCTCAATGGTAATAATGATAGATTGGTTATGGCTAATAGTTTGGGTGATGGTTTTTATGATATTTGGATGAAATGTGCTTTGGACTTTATTTTATATGGTGCGTTCGCACTGAATATTGTTTGGAGAAAAGATAGGGAAATGGGTTTTGATATGTATTATATGGATTGTTCCAAGTTGAGAGCAGAAAAAAGTGATTTATACGACAAGGTTCATCACTATTATTATTCTGCTGATTGGGCTTTTCCAAAAAAGTTTATCCCAAGAAAATTAGTTGCCTTTGATTACAATAGTGAAGAATCATCACAAGTATTTTATTATACAACTCATAGTTGCGGAAATAATTTTTATGCTACTCCGTCATATTGGGGTGGTGCGACAAGTATCTCAACAGAAGTAGAAGTGTATAATTGGTGGTTTAGTAATATTTGTAATAATTTACAACCATCTTTGTTTGTTTCACTCAATTCAGGAATTCCTGCACCAGAACAAAGAGAGGAAATTTTTAATAATATGACAGCCAAGTATGGTTCGTCAAATAATGCGGGAAAATTATTTTTAACTTTTAGTGATAGTAAAGAAAACGCACCCGAAGTGACGCAGATACAATCTAATAGTAGTGATAAGATGTGGATTGAGATGGCTGCGGCTGTTCAACAATCAATTTTAACATCACATCAAATTAGTAGTCCTGAATTATTAGGTATTATTACGCCAGGAGGACTTGGTGCTCCCGACCATTTAGAAGCCCAAGACCATTTCCAAAACCTCGTTATTAAACCTATCCAAACTGAAATAAAAAAGGTATTTGAGAAATTATTGTTATTGAGAGATAAAGAACCTGCGGAGTTAGTTATTAAACAATTTACTATGGTGACGATTCCTGATGCCGCACCTATCAAAACTGTGGATGTGAATAAAAATATTATTGATACACAAGTTCCATTAGCAGATAATCCTGAAACAAAACAAATTATAAATGAGTAGTCCAGGTATAGTTCCTCAAAATGTCTTACTAATTAGTGAGACGAAATTAAAAAACTTTACAGACATTGACCCTAATGTATCGTCAAGTGTCCTTTTACCTTTTATCTCTGTGGTTCAACAGACGAAATTAGAATATATTATCGGGGCAAGATACTATAAAGATTTACTTTATGGTGTATCAGGTAATACTTTATCACAAACAGACACAAATTTCCTAAATTACTTTGCACAACCGATGCTTGTATGGGCTGCGTATGCTGAAGCCCTCCCATCAGTTTTTATGAGAATTAAAAATAATGGAATTGTGACAGGTGCTGAAAACACGGTGACGATAAAAGAAATGGAGTATATGCAAGGAAGGGCAGATGATAGGTCGCAGTTTTTTGAGCAGCGACTTATACAGGAATTGATTTTTAATTCCAATTTATACCCACAAGTATTTACAACAACATCTAATCAAGGTCTTTTTCCACATTTGGGGAAAGCGTATTTTAGTGGAGTCCAAATCAATAATCAAAATGGAGATACATCACCTTATAATATGATGAAAAATTATGGTTTAAGGAGTTATGCTGACCCTACATATCCTTATTTGTGTCAAGGAGGTAATTGTTAAACTTATGAACGAAACTATATTATTATTATTATCAAATACTTTAACAGGTATTGCTGGTTGGTTTGTTGGTCGTAAAAGACAACAAGCGGATACGGATAATCAAGTATTACGTAATCTTGAACTTGCTGTTGGATTATACAAAAACATTATTGACGACCTAAAAGAAGAGATACATCAGTTGAATATTAAAATACAAGAATTGGAAAAAAAGGTTGATGAACTCCATATTGAAAATAAAAGATTAAAAAGTAGTTTATAATGCCAACGCCGAGAGAAAAAGACGAGACAGAAAAAGATTTTATATCAAGATGTATGAGTGAAACAAAAGGTGAATATCCTGATACAGCGCAACGATATGCTGTTTGTAAATCTTATGCCGATAAGAGTAGTGAAAAAATGAAAAAACAAGACCTGTTCGTATTGGTCCCTAAGAAGTCCGAGAATAGAGGTAAATATTTGGCAAGGTGTTCGGCTCACCCACAGATTAAAGGTCAATTTTCCCCCCTTAAAGAACGATTGGCGTATTGTTTAACATCTTTTAATGAATATTATAAGTATTGGACAAAGATTGAGGCGTTTGCGGAGGTTCCAAGTGATACAGCATTAGGTGATTGTATTGCGAAAGAAAAAGCCAAGGGGTTTGATTATAAAGAATCATACGCACATTGTGCGAGTAAAGTTGTGGTTCAGCCAGGCCCTGTTGTTTTGAGTGAAGATAATTTATTGATTGAACCTGTATTGGGTGCAGAGTGTCCGCCAGAAACACAAGATATAGAATTAAACTTGGCTAATAGACAAAAGTGTATTGATGAGGCTAATTATGGACCATTAAATCCTAATGAACCTAATGAAGATTATTGGAGAAAAAAAGCAGACCAATTCCAAGGTGATATAAAAGAAGCGAAAAAAGCCTTATGTGGTAATTGTGTATTTTTTATACAAACAAAAAGTATGTTGGATTGTATTGCTGGAGGTATTGGTGGTGATGATGCGTGGGATAGTATTGATGCTGGTGATTTAGGATATTGTGAAGCCTATGATTTCAAGTGCGCCGCGAGTAGAACCTGTGATGCGTGGGTTGTTGGAGGACCAATAACAATAGAAGATGAATATGCCGATTTGGAAGATGCTTGTTGGGAAGGATACGAACCAATTGGGTTAAAAGAAAAAGATGGAAGGATGGTTCCAAATTGCGTTCCTGTAGAACAAGCGAAGGAATTATTCTTAAAGGAGGAAACATCTTTTAATGATTATCCTGAAAGTGCCAAAAATAATGCTTGTAAAGCGATTAAATGGAAAGAGGAACACGGAGACGAAGTAAAAGGTATGACCCAAGTTGGTTGGATTAGAGCGAACCAATTATGTAAAAAAGAAAAAATATCAAAAGAAACTATTGGTAGGATGTCAGGTTTCCAAAGGCATAGAAAAAATGCTGTGGTTGCTCCTGAATTTAAGAGCACACCTTGGAAGGATTCGGGTTATGTTGCTTGGTTGGGTTGGGGTGGTGAGTCAGGTGTTAGTTGGGCTGAAAATAAACTTAAACAATTGAATAAATAATTTACAAAAATTACCAAGATATTATATTTATGTAGGTAAAGAGGGTTTTATTACTCCCATTATACCTCTTTATTTTATTTATTTTTATATGACCCCCTTATTTTGAGGGGGTTTTTTTATCTCAAATAAATATTTGTGTTGCTTGACTTTTTGTGTCATTTGATTATATTTATACTTATAAAAATTAAATAATGGGAAACTTAAAAATTAGTGGCAACACAACACAGACCGAGGATTGGAACATATCAAACATATTAGATGGTTATATTGATATGTG